ACACAACCAAAGTATACTACCTACAAAAGAATTGCCGTGGGCCATGGTTATGCAAGCCGCTAATAGTAATAACTCTAGTGAAGGAGTTGGTCTATTAGAAGGCACTACTGTTATTGTTATATTTAATGATTATCCAGAATGTCAGCAACCTATTGTTATTGGTAAGATTGCCGGCATACCACAAGAACAAACTGCTTTTATAGACTCTTATGAAGAGCCTCCTGCATTTGTAGATGATATTACTCCACAAGGACGAAAGATTGACACTTCAGTGTTTGTTAGCCAATCAATTGGCAAAGACAATCCTGTTATAGATGCATTATCAGAACAATCAATACAAGAAAAAGGTAATCAAAAAAGACGTAGTTTACTAACAAGCATTTTAGAGCCTACAACAAAAACATTTCAAACAACAGGTAAGTTGCTAGATAGTGTTAGTGGGATTGGTTACACAATTGAAGAAACAAAAAATTCAATAGAAAATTTATATTTGCTTGAAGGGGGCATAGACAAAGCTCTTGATAAATTTATTACTATTGCATCACAATCTGGTAAGTATGGTTCTGGTATTGCTGCTGTATTAAACGGTAAAGCAAATATTCAAAACCTTTTAAATGATTTTGAAGGCACAATTGATAACGTCCAGTCATCTTTTAACAATATTAAAAAGTTTAAGTTTGGTGACATTAATAGTTTTTCTGATGCTATTGATGCAGTTAAGGATGTAAGATCTGTAATTGTTAATGCTGAACAAATTGTATATCAAATAGGATCTGCAACAGAAAATGTTGACTCTATCATTTCTACCATACAAAATGAAATTGGCGCAGCTGTTAGTAGCGCGGGCGACTTATCACTTCAATCAATTGCAGAAAATACTATACAACAGATCATTGACATAGGTGTTGATGTTGCTGACGCAGCAATTATAGATATTGAAGGTGTCATTGCAGCAGGTGTAGGACAAATACAAGAAGCGCAAGATAGTATTAATGATCTTGCAGATGTGCTAGGCATTAGTAAAAACGAAATTCTATCAACCCCAGAAAATGTAGCTACAATAATTACTAAAGAATATTCCGCCACAAGAGATGCACTAAAAGAAAATATTGGTAATATATCTGTAATTGGTTCTAAAGAAGAACCACTTACTCAAAATGATTTTAAAGATGTTGATGAAGGTATAACACCCCCTGTTAGAGGAAGTTATGGAGGCCCTAATTTTGCTGGCGCTGAACCTTTTTACGAAGAGCCCGCAAATCCTGCTGACGATGTCACATTATATGATGCATCAACTACTTCAACAAAAGAAATAAAAACCGAACCTCCTCCTTGGTGGAAAGGAAACAGAGCAAGAGCAACAGAAGGTATACAGGCACTCCTTGCTGTATGTGACAAAAAGAATTTTACAAATGAACAGAAAGCAGCGTTGTTAGGAATTGTTGGTGCTGAAAGTGGATGGCAGCCTGTTGAAGAATCCGCACAATACACAGACCCCAATCGCCTTTGTCAAGTTTTTAAATCAACATTTAAAAACAATAAAAGTGTTGCACGAAAATACTGCAACTGGGTAAAGGGTAAAAAAGGGCCGAAAGCGGATTTTTTCGATTTTGTGTATGACCCTTCTAATAACGGCCGCCAATTAGGTAATAGATATCCTGGTGATGGAGGTAAGTTTTTTGGTAGAGGGTTTATTCAATTAACAGGTCGCTCTAATTATGAAAGATATGCTACTATATCAAAATATCCTATTGACAAACAGCCCGAACTTCTTATTAGTGATATTAACATATCAGCAGAAATTGCTGTCTTATATTTTTTGGATAGAGTAACTAAAGGGTGTGCTCCCACAGCCCATCCAGGTTATTTCTATGCAGCAAAGAAAGCCATAGGAAATAATACACCTGACATTGCGCGCAGGAAACTAGAGTATTATGAATATTTTTACGGCACAAGAACACCAGAAGGATATCGCTATACGGAAAACATTGCAGGCAGCACATTAAACAGATTTAGTTATCAAGGCGTTGCTGTTGGAAGTAATTTTGGTCAAGATGATGGTATTGGATTTAAAGACCCTAATAAAAAATACCCTCTTCCAAGAAGAAAAAGAGAACAAGAAACTTCTAGATTAGCGAGAGGTGTTATAAAGGAAACAGTTGTTTCATTAAAACAATCACAGCGCACTTTAGGCGTTCCTGTTGCTATGGATGGATTGCCTTGGAATCAACCTGAAATACCTTATGGTGCCAAGTATCCATACAATCGTGTTATAGAATCTGAATCAGGACACATTCAAGAAATTGATGACACTCCAGGTTATGAAAGGACCCACTTTTACCACAGGGCTGGCACTTTTACAGAAGTAGACTCTAACGGCACAGAGGTACATAAAATTGTTGGTGATGGATATGTAATATATGACAATAATGGATTTATATCTATTGCTGGTGATTGCAATGTAACAGTTGCGGGTAATATAAATGTATATTGTATGTCTAGCGCTAATGTAGAAGTTGCGGGCTCTGCTGAATTGAAAATAGGTGGCAGCATGGATATTGGTATTGCTAAAGATATGAATATTGCGGTAGGCGGCGATTTTTCATTATGGGCCAACGGCAATATGAATCTGCAAAGTAAAAAGTCATCACATATTAGATCAAATGATTCAATGTTTATTTCTACAGACAGTCAATTACATGTTTTGTCTCTAGGCGACACTTATAGAGAATCCGCGGGTGATTGCCACACCACTGTAGGTGTAAATTCTTATAATACTATCAAAAACAACTACCATTTAAATGTAGGTAGTAAAACGCTTCTGCAAAGTGATGACGACACTAACATTAAAGCATCAAGTGTTAAATTGTCAGCAAATGATTTTAATGTAGATGTTTCAGATACACAACTGGGAGGCACAACAACAGGAACATTTGTGGGAACGTTGTCGGGTGTGGCCACACATGCACTGCTCGCGAAAGTCGCTGACGACAACGGGGAGTATACATCGCCTACCATAACAGAAGCATCTCCCGCATCTGCAGATTCCGCGGATATTGCAACGGAAGCAACAAAGGCATTAGTGCATGGTATGATACCACCAGCCATTGGCCGTCCTTTATACCCTTCTATTGAACCTTTTGTAGGCCCACCTTTGCTGGGAGAAGAACACTATACATTTGAATTGCCGGAAGATGGAAGCACATTAGTTTCTCAAAAATATCAAAAACAACAAGTATCACTTAATGGTATTACTAATAATTATGCATCTGAATTTATAATTCCTGCTGGTGGTGGAGGGACAGTTGTGTCTTCACAGCAAGGACCATTGATTCTTTCAAAAGACACATTTACTGCTGATTATCCTTTATCAACACATTTTGTGTTAGGTGATATGTTTGACGGAGGATTTGGTGCAAGGCATAAACTAGTAACAATTAACGGTTTGACACCTCAGCAAATAGTTTATAACCTGTCGCAATTGGCAGAAAACATTTTAGAAAAATACTTGGCTTATCTTCCAGGGGGCATTGGAGGTAAAGATAAACAATGGAGAATATCTTCTGGATATCGCCAAGAAAGTAGTAGATCAGATCATCCAAGAGGGCGTGCAGTAGATATTGCGTTGATTGGAGGTAATGATCGTAAAAAGAGAACTTTTGATCTTATAAAAGAATTAGACAAAGCTGTTCAGTATGACCAATTAATATTAGAATACAATAATAGTGCAGAAGTGTGGATACATACTAGCTTTAGAGGACAAAATGGCTCTACATATGGAGGAGGCTCTAATCGAAGTCCAGGTCCTTTAAAAGCATTTACTATGAGAAATCATTCAGCTTATGATCGCAACAAATTTGTTTTACTGAGTTAGACAGGAATGGATAAATAAATAATATGCCAAGGAACGTTCGAACATTTACTGATCTTGATTTATCTTTTACGGCTAATCCAGTCACAAAAGATATATCGGTTTTAATTGATGAGAACGCTATTAAAAGGTCTGT